ACAACGCCAATAACACCGACATTGACCGTAGAATCGCTCGTGTTATAAGCGAAACCCGACTGTCTATATTGTATCCCTGACTGGCGGTACGTCATCGCAAAGACCCATCCCTATAAGGGGTTAGCTTTTACCCATAGCAGCAGTTTCCGGGTCACCTACACGGCTAGCCGCAACAGCTTTAGCAATAGAAATAAGAGCAGCGACCCCTGCAATCTTGAAGGAGTCACCCCAATCTGGGCCGGGAACTGCCATAGCAGCAGCCCAAGCCTGAGCGAACGTGGATACTCCACGCTCTAATGAATCTTTAATAAAACGCTGGGTGAACAATGTCTGTCCTTTTGATCTTCATAGCTTCCCATGTAGAAGGGCCAACTATGCCGTCTGGTTTCAGGCCGAAGGCCCGTTGCCACCTAATTACCTTTGCTTGGGTAGCACGCCCAAAAATACCATCTTGTTGGGCACCCACGCAGGCTTGCACGAAACGAACAGCGTTAGACCTTGAACCCTTCTTCAACAAACCGGGATAAGAAACCAGTCCATCTTCAGGTTCTTTAGGTAACACCATTGTTGGTGCGTCAGTAACCATGCGACGATGAATAAGTGCCCGTAAATCTGGCATCGAGAACGAAGGATCAACTTTACGTGAAGTCCATTCCTTATGTCCTACTACCGCCACATCAGGGTTCCATTTGTGCCCGTCGCACAGAAAGGCGCACAAGTCTACTAATGCGTCCATCTGAGCCTCGGGAACGTCTTGCCCTAAACCGTCGTTAATAATAGACACGCCGACAAGTCGAGCGTTAGCGCTGATCTTGCCGGGACCGGATGCGTTTCCCGTAACAGGAAGGTTTTTTTGCATACGAGTCAGGACGGTTTGCATTCCCCGTCCAGCGTGGTTTGCTTTCACGTTCTCTGCTGTCAACGTAACGATGGTGCCGTCACGTTTAATGAGATAGTTGTAAAGCGGTCCGGGTACTTTGTTGACGCCACGTACACACATGGCGATAACAGCGTCGGGGTTTGCGTTAGCGTTTGAAGCGGTGTGATGCACAACAATTCCGACGGGCGACAAGGGCCGTCCGCTGGTTACTTTGTTTGGTGCATCAACAACATTCATTCTTGGATATTCACGTCAGGAGAAATAGAACCAGCAGATTCAGGAAGTTCCCACGTCCCAGTTAAACGATCCCAAAAATGGGTTTGGTCGGGACCTTCATAATCTTTGCCGTCAGCGTTCTTCCATTTTTGTTCGGCTTCATCCCAGTGATCTGGCATTTCATTTGGATACGTTGACCAGTCCTCTCTATCCCACATAGCTTTAATATGGGGAGGAGCACCTTCATTTCCCCGAGTCCAAAACTCTGGATCATCCCACCTCATCAGATCCCTCCACTTTCAACCGTGTTAGTAGGACTCGGCGCTCCCGTAACTTTCGTGTTGTAATAACCGCCTTGGGTGTTATTAATCGCACCTTCAGTTATTGACACCGACCCATTGTTGATTAACGAAACATTGGCGGTGCCGCCACTAGCCGCATCAGCAAACACAATGTAAGGACTCAGATCTATAGATGTCCAAGCAACCCCATCAACAGTGCCGCTTCCAGTTGTTGAACCGTCAATGTTCATTGACGCCATCACCCCAACTGCAGAACCCGGATCTGTCTGCCCGTAACCCCAAGACACAACTTGGTCCGAACCGACTCTCTTAACTGCCTGTGCGTAACAGTTATAAGTTGCACTAGCGGCTTGATTAATCCATGTAAGAGATGGGGTGGCACCCGAAACATCAAGTCTTGCTAAGAAAGGAGCAGAAGTGCTGCCGCCGACCTTATTGCTGTAGCCGCTGATATAAAGATCAGTACCATCAATCTCAATACCGCCCCCCATAAGTGATGTTGATTCACCGCCAGCTTGCTGACGCAAACAATAAATCCATTGCAAGGTGCCAGTCGAATTGTATTTAGCGACAAAAACGTTGTAAGGAGTGTAAGGGCCGGTAATACCGGTGGCCTGAAAGAACCCAGTAACGTACACATTGTTACTTGAATCTAAACAAATACCTGTCCCAGTTATGTCTGTGCCACCTGTGCTTATGTTGCGTAACCCAACTGAAGTTGTCGTCCACCCAGACGAAACGCTGTAAGGCTGCCCCATATCCCACAAAATAGGAGAAACAAGGCTCTTGTCTGAGTTGTCATAATAGTCATGCAACGTAGCAATCTTTGTGCCATTCACATTTGACCTTTTGATACCACTCCCCATCTGGTTATTGACACTGGAGTTTTCGTTGTTCATGTAAACCATACGATTCCACGAAGTGGAACGCATGTTGCCAGTAGAATCACTTAACAAAACCATTTGGTGGCGGCGCTTATTCCAACCAGCAAGACTGTCTTGGAAATAGCATAGAAACACACAATCGTTGTTAGTTTCATCATGCCAAACAACAGCACGCTGCATACCGGGAGAATATGCCCCAGTGTCTTGGCGGTAAACAGTTTGCCATTGCTGCGTACCAGACGAATCGTATTTAGCGACCCCAAGATTGTAATAGTCGTAAGAACTAGCAGACGTAGCTGGATACACGTTTCCAACTTCGTACGAGTTATCAGAACTATCTACCCACAAGCCACCCGGCTGCTCCGCATAAATACCCTCTTGAGTGGCACTTGAAATAGAAAATGACCAAGCAGTTTGAACCGTTGCCGTTGTCGGAGCAGTAGCAGCACCCCCACTCAAATCAAGATTCATGTAACAAACACGTTGGTTTACGTTGCCGCCTCCGGGGTTCCAACGACCCCCTAGCCGAGCGGTAGTGCCATTATTGAGAAGCTGTATGTTGTACGGGTAGAAATCGACACCTGCCGTGTCAGGCAAACCCACAACCATGACGTAACCGCTAGCAGGAGCAGGCCAGATGCCGTCACGATTCGCTTCAGCGATCTCCCCCAACGACCACACACCCGGCGCAGCACTAGCAGTGGGAAGGTTCTGTGGCCCTATCACAGAGCCATTCTCACCATAAGTCATTAGCGTGCAGCGATCTCGTCGTCCGTTAAACCAAGCTCTTTCAACTTGGCATCACCTGATGCTTTGTCTGCTGCCCGTTTTTCTGCGGCAGCTTCTTCTTCGGCCTGTTGAGCTTGTACTCGTTCGGCAGCCGCTTCACGATCTGCGATTTCTTCCGCTGTCATCTCGACATTGGTTTGGATTCCTGTCGAACAATCGACAATCGTTTTCATTGGCATAGTTACTCCTATGAGTTTGAAATTCCGTAAAGGGTGAACGACGTACCTGCAACGAAGTCGCCGTAATTGGCAGCAAACGTGATCGAGGTAATCGCTGAGGTGTTGTCCCAGCCGCCGTTACCCATGATTGATAAAGGGTTGGGGCCACCAGCGGATGCGTAAGGCGTCATGAACGAACCCTGAACCCTGCATTTTTTCTGGCGTGAACCCGAGTAGGCGGGAATGTACATCTCGATAGCGCTGAAGTCATCTTGACTGCTGTAAGCGTTTGGGGCGAGCGGCACCGAGATTTCCTGAGAATACGTGTAGCTCGTCCAGCCGTCCGTCACACCTGTTGCGGTTGTTCCTGTGGCGTAGCCGTATGAAACGAAATAGACGGAACTCGAATCGCTGTTGAATCGAATAGTCATCACTTGGTAGGGGGTCGTGTTGGCCGCGCCGGTGCTGTAGTCGGTGTGAGCGCTCCCCAAAATTTTGAGGTCGTCGTAGCTTCCCGAGATACCAGAGAACGACGCAGACGACACGCCACTAGCTGTCAGGGTTGCGAGTTTTGTGATCGTCATGGTTTATGCCCACCCTGCTAGCCAATATGAGGACTGCGCCATGATTTCCGTCCCTGCTGATGGTTCAAGAAGATCAATTTGAGTGATGGCAGCCGTGTTATCCCATGCGCCGCTACCGAAACGAAGCGTGTAGATACTGTTCGTGTCGGCAACGGTTCCCGTCTTGAACAACTGTTTGGCGAACGACGTGCTGGTGTAGTTCGGGATGATCCAACTGGTGACGCCTTGAATGTTTGTCGCCCAACTGTCGAGCGCCAAGACGTTGGTGTAGTAAGTCTGAGTGAGGGCGTTTAGTGAGTAGCCCTCGACTCCGGGTGTCCCCGAACTGACGTACCCGTCGGCGCCGCCGTAGTTGGTACCGGAGTCACTATTGAACCGCATATTTGTAGAACTGGGATAGGCGGAGGCGTAGGAACCACGAGCCGATATCTGAAATTCCAGATGGGTGTAGGTCTGAGGAATGCTCGTCAAGCTGATCGTGCTTGCGCCGCTGGACAGTGTGCCTTC